ACATAGATGATGGCGAATGCCTGTTGCCAGTTAGCAACGCCCTTAGTGTAAGCAGCTTGCTTGAAGTCCATAAGATTGCCTACCTCAACACCATGCAGAACACGCCCTATACGACCCCCAGAAGCCTCTGAGAAGGCTGAACGCCCTGCTCTGTGAGTATGACCTGAGATGACATTCTTTCCGTGCCTACGGGCTGCTTCAAGGGCTGATAAGCCCCCCTGTGGCTTAATTGGTGTGTGATCTCCATGAACTGCAATCCAGTTAGGTGCGATTGGCATAGGGTTTTTGTGAAAGGTTATGCCTAGCTCATCGAACTTCATGAACTTCTCGAAGCGCAGCTCTGGCAATGCACCGAATGCCGGTACTTTAGCCATGATGATGTTATACAGGCGATCTGTGTGATTGCTGCGGATGCAATCTGTAACGCCTAAATCCCAGAGCAACTGCACAGCTTCGTTGCGGTCATCATCTAGGGTTTGAGCATAACTGCCCATGCGCCCTTCTTCCCACTTGCTTATCTGTGGAAGGTCAATCTCATCACCAATAGTGACTACTTGATCAGGCTTAAACTTTGTGATGAAACTAGCAAGGTTACGGGTTGCAACCCTGTCATGATACGGAACTTGAAGATCCGATACGACCACGATTCGCTTAATCGTCATCCTCATCTACATAATCGCCTAGCTTCTCAGGCGGTATTCCGTCCGGCAAGATCCAATGCGGATAAGCTTGTGGCTCTGTAATCATGAACATGGCTACATCTTCTGCAAAACCTGCTCTTTTAAGCGAGCAGAAGTATTCATAAAGCCCAATGCAATAAGCATCAAGCTTTGAGTAACCTTGTTCCTCTAGTGCCTTAGTTGCTTTTCTTGCCATAGCAGAATGTTACCTGTCAAGCAAGATGTTATAGATCTCATCGACTCGCGTGTTGAGTCTTTTGATCTCAGATAACAGGTGTGTAATTACATAGCCAGACAAGCCACCGAGTGCTGCAATGGTGGCAAGGTAAAGCGTGAAGAAGTCGGACTGTGTCACTTCTTGATGCCCATAGCTGGATCATTTGGTGAGAGGTAACGCAGTACAGGTGGAAGGATTGATGCAATGCCTGCTGCAATGAGAGCCTTAGGATCTGTGACCCCTGCTGCTGCCATTGAGATAACTGCCACTAGAAATGCTCTAGCCCATGAGCCTGCTGCTGTCTTTAGTTCATTCATTATTCTCCACCTAACATAGATACTTGAAAAAAAGCACCATCATTGTCAGCTTCTTTCTTAAAGCTAACATGCATGTGCTTAGTGTGTTTGTTAGCCCCTGTGTACTTGCGCCACTTCCAGTTAAGGATGCTGGAGCAGATTCGTCCATCGAAAATGATGTAACTAATACGCTTGTCTGCTTTTGACTTGGACAAGGTACGAAGCTGATCAGCAAGATCTCCCATGATGTCTGGCTTTCCGCCCTTGAATAAGTCTTTGTCCACATCAATGGCGCGTACCCAGCCCTGCTCATCAGGATTATGATCTGACTTGCGAGCAGCGTGTCGGGTATCACCGATCCAACCATCCGATGTGCGGTCACGATCTGGGAACGAATCATCGAATTGTTCTCTTAATTGGATAGCAGCTTTACTCAGTCTTGGCTTCAATTTCAACCCAATCTAAAACATCTTCTGACCAGTAATAATCACCTTCCGGCTGTGGCTTAGGTGCTTCCCAAGTTAAACCATTAAGCAGCCATGAGTCAAAAGGCTTAGGTGGACAAAAGCCGACATCTTCAATGTATGTCCAACCGATGCCGCCATAGTTATCTTCTGGCATTACCTTCCAGACACCGCCATGATTCTCAACAAGCCATTGAAAAGCATCTTCAAGATCATCTTCTCCAACTGTTACTTGCAACACTTTATTGTCTTTGTCTAATTGCGCCCAATAACTCATTATGCGCTCCTCGTAAATGTGCCGTTAGCGGTAAATGTGTGAATTGTGTTTCCACCCGATGTAGTAACTGTTCCACCTGTTGCAGTCATAGCTCCAGTTGTGTAACTAATAATCACAACACCCGAACCGCCATTACCGCCTGCTGCATTCCAACCAGCATCTCCACCGATACCACGATTCGCTGTTGGTGTTGCTGGCACAACTCCATTACCTGCACCACCTGTGCCTTGACCGCCACTTGCATAAGTTATAGATGAGCCAGTAATGGAATTGGCTAAACCAACTCCGCCCGATGGTGGTGATCCTGCTCCACCTGCTCCACCACCACCTGAGCCGCCACCGCCTGAACCCATGTTGCCGCCATTGTTACCTTGACCAGCAGTTCCAGTACCACCGACTGTGGCTGCTCCCGTACCAGCAAAACCTGCACCACCACCTGAGCCGCCATTACCACCTGAATAACCTGTGCCAATACCGGAAGCACCACCGCCTGTACCACCGCCCACGGAAGCTGTTAATGCACCAAAAACAGAATTAGATCCTGCTGTTCCGCTTGAACCACTTCCACCACCTGAGCCGCCTGCTCCAACTGTTACTGAATAAGAAGTTACAGAAATTGGTTGGCTAGTTAAATACTGGAATCCACCTGCTCCACCGCCACCACCGATAGAGCCGTTATTTGATCCACCACCGCCTGCACCGCCCGCAATGATAAGCAGGTCTGCATTAACGGCAGCAGGTGGTGCTGCTGCACCACTTTGCGCAATAATGCCAATGAGTGAGTTGATCATTATGCAATGCCACCCACTACGACCCATGAGTTAGCAGCTATCTTGATGCAAGCTGCCGCTTTGTAACGCGCTAAGACTGGAGCAGCGGCAGTAGCACCTGCGCTCACTACAGTTGTAGTGCCTGAAGTAACTGCATTAATAGTAGTCACACCTGCACCCTTTTGATAAACAAAGAGAGTAGTGCCGGTTGGAAAGTTATAAGTCGCATCTGTTGGAATGCGGAAAGTATTAGCTGATGCATTGTCCATTGTAACAATCGCATTGAGACCATCTGCCTTGACTGCTGTGTAAGTAGTGCCAGTCTGCGCATTGACGACCATGCCAGCTAAAGAGGCATCGATGGCATCGCCCAATGTGCGAATGTCCTGTGCGCCATTTTTTACTAGTCCTGAGTTGTCTGGTTCAGTCCAGCCGAAGTTAGGTGATAGTGCCATTAGGTTAGTGCTCCAGTCGCGTTAGTCCAGATAAGTGTACCATTCACGCCTGTCCAAGCTAGTGAGGCAGGTGTGACTGTTTCCCATTGGGTGGTTGATAATGAGAAGTCCGTTGCTGAGATAAACAGGGTGATCTCAGTAAAACTAGGTGTTGCTCTTAGGGTCACATTCTCGACAAAGCCATCGAATTGACCGCCCAGTAAATTGCTAGGTAAATTGTTAATTAGTACAGGCTGACCAAAAAACACACCGATTAAAGCATTACGCATAGCATCTGGCATGTTCGGATTATCTAACCGAAAGGTAATTGCTCCCAATGACCCTCTAGGGTTTTTGCGCAGATTTAGTTCTCTAGAGGCAATGGCGGTTATGTCTGTCAAGTTCTTGATGTTTGAATCAAAAGAACGCTCGAATAGACCATAAGAGGCTATCGAGTCTGTGTCAGAAGTGCTGTATGTGCTTGCGTATCCTGTGGAGTATCGATAGATAAGGCTGTTACGGATGCGAGCAGTTTGAGTTGTTGCTGTGATAGAGGTAGGTGTTGCATAAGACCCGTCAAGGTTAGTAAAGCCATTTGCTGCGAGATAGTTAGATCTGTGGTCTGCATCGTCATAGGAAACATTTCCATCCTTCTGCTCGTATAACTGACCTAATGCGCTGTTAGCAATCTGATCTGCCAATGTCTGAGACTTAGCAGTTGCACTAGCTGCAAGAGCGACCATCGTGTAAAAGCCTGAGTCAATAGTGCCAACGTAAGATTCTGCATCGAGCCATGTCTGAGTGGCTGGGTAAGTATCCCATGTGACTGTTGGAGTAACTTCAGCCCATGTAATGTTGAGAGCACTACTTAAGATTGCTGAAATCTGTGCGCCATCTAAACCTTCTGCAAGTGCCGTGTTATAAACAGCTTTAGTCAGTTTAGCCAATGAGCCGATACCCAAGATTGTGCCAGTAGTAATGTAGCCAGATTCCTCTGGGCTACGGACACCGATGTTAAAGTCCGAAACCTCGCCACCGAATACAGTTACATAAGTGCCACTACTGTTTTTAAGCTCTAAAGTGACTGGCTCTGTAACATTGATGGTAAAAGGTGCATTGTTATCATTGACAATCTCTACTCGGCAATAACTTGCTGTGGGTTGTCGGTCAATGTCCACTCGACCAGATGCAAAAGATACAGAAGTGACAGTCGTATAAACATCATCACCAACTGTCACGCGCCATTCCGGAAGCCATGTCATGCGATTGTTAGCGTTCCTCGTTCGCGAGCCTCACGAAGCAATCTTTCCAGTTCTTCTGCAATGGCATTAGGATCTGAACCTACACCTGCATTGACTGTTATGTTGTAATAAGCAGCAGCCTGAGCTGCATACCTCGATCCGCTGGCTGCTCCAGATACTCCAGCACCACCGGCTAATCCTTGAAGCAACGATGATCGGGCTACATCTTCTACGCTAAAGGTATTTAGTGCAGTTGCCCCTAAAGAACTAGCTGCTAATGCTTCAGTATCGGCTTTAGTTTGTAAGTCAAGCAACATAGTGAAAGCATCGGCACGGGCTTGGATAGCCTCGGATGCCTCAATCAATGCACCCGTAGAAGCTGCAAGTCCTACGCTCATAGGGATTGGAGCAATGTAATCTCCGGCAGGAATACCAGAACCTAGCGATCCGCTTGTCGGTACTTGCATCAAAGACTTTGCATTAGCTGCCGCAAGCAATGCAAGCATTTCCTTAATCTTGCGCAAGGCTTCGTCTAGATTGGCTTGGTTAATCAAGTCTTTAGGTTTTAATGTTTCAAGGATTGACTTGATGTCCACTAATTTATTGCCCTGATTGGTCAAGGCATTAAGAATCTTCAGATCTTCATTGAGTTTCTTGGTTGCCGCGATAATGGCTTGCTCGTCTTTAGAAGCAATAGCATCTTCTAGATCAAGAATTGACTTCTTGACATTTAGCCTTGCTGTGTCATTGGCAATCTGCAAGACCTGCGCTGCATTTGTTGCCTTTCCTAATTGCTGCGCCTGATTAGTAAGGGCTGCTGCAATCTGGATCTTGTCCATGTCGAAGATTTCATTGCCCTTATTAAGAGCAAGGTTAGCCTTATCAATGGCTGCTCCGAGCCGCTTATCCTTAAGAATCTTAGCCTGAGCTGCTGCTTGCTCTTTTGTAAGCTTTGTCATTGCCATAGCGTTCTTACGAGCAATAGCATCTGCGCGCTGTGTATCCTGTGAGGATACTGTCATCGAGATGTTGCCGAAGCCCTTACCATCACCGAACAAGCCGCCAGATGGAGCAAAGAAACTTAGGTTCTTAAAGTCAAAAATTGACTTTGTAATCTTGATAAACTCGCCTGTTTCACGAACAAAGTTAGCAATGGACTGCGCTGCTTTATCAATCTTGGCAATAAACTCATCTGTTGAATTGGAGTTAGTTACAGTCATCAATGCATCAACAAGACCCTTACCAATAGTCTCTTTAGCATTGTTAGAAGCCACAGTTAATTTAGAAAGTGAACCTGCATAAGTATCGGCTGCCGCGCTTGCCTGTCCTGCGAACAGAACCGACAAGCGTTCTTGGATCTGCTCAAATGTTGATGTTGAAAGCTCTGCTCTAGTGAGTCCTACACCCAAGCGACCTAGTGCCTGAGTCTGCCCCAAGTATGCCTTCTGCAAGCTTTGTGAAACTTGGGTGACTGACTTGCCCGTACCTGCCGCGATGTCAAGTGCAAGCCCAAGCAATTCCTGTGACTTGGTGACATCACCTGTTGCACGAAGCAAGCGATCCATTGCTGGACGAAGCTCGTCATCAAGCACACCTGTCTGCATTTCAAGGCGAGAGATAAATCCATTGACTGTGCCGATGTTTGAGCCATAAGCAAGACCCAGATTCTTTAGGGTAGTGCCTAAAGCTTTAGCAGCCTTGTCATCTTCTGCGAATGCCTTAACAGATGCCTTAGCGTAAGAGAGAAGCTTCTGTGCGCTATAAACAGCAAGCAAGCCTTTAGCAAGACCTTTGACATTCTTAGTTAATTTGTCTGTAGAAGTTTCTGCCTGCTTGAACGCCTTTTTGCCCGTGAACTCAGCGGCTATGTCAATTCTTACATCTGCAGCCATTAGCGCACCTGTGTCCTTTTCTCAAACTCAACTCTAGACTTTTCAATCGCTCTGACAACAGCTGCATTAGCCTTGCCTTGATCTTCAGCCCATGCACGAAAGATTGCGCGACCCTTCATCTTACGAGAAGCGCGACCTGATTGTCCTTCTTTTCTTTGATAAGCATTGACAATGCGTGAAGTCTGGTTCATGGCATCAATGAACTGCTGACCAGCATGAGGATTGTTGCTTAAGGATTCGTTCTTAGACCCTGAACGGATTGTCTTACCATAATTAGAATGACCAAGTGCCACGACTTTAGCCAATGGTGCTTGTGGTCTGCCCTGTGGATTTAGGCGACCAGCAGTCTCATAGATAGAACCTGAAGGTGAAGCATTGACAATGCGAGCAAGCGAACGAAACCCAGAGCGATTAACTTTAGATGGTGTGGTCTTATACCCAACCCCACGCTTAGCCTCTGAAGATGACCAGACTCGATTGCCCCATGTGCCGTTAGTGCTTTTAGCCCAACCGCTTAAAGGTGCTGTTGATGGAATGAAACCGCGAGCCTTAGAAACAATAGGCTTTAAGACTCCAGCAATTTCTTTTTGAGTTTCTTTAGCAAGATCAGGTGTGAATGCTCTGAGGGCTTTTCTAAGCTCGACCGCGCCTTTTACTTCCGTTGGCATCGCTCACCTCTTTCGCTTCATCTTTAAGCCCCTGCACTAATGCATCGAGCATTGCCTTATCTAGATCTAACAACTGCTGTGGCGCGATTCCCAACCTAATGCTTAGCCTAGCAATTAGGTAGGTGAACGGAAGATCGCGCTTTAAGCTAAAGGGTCTGAGTCAAGCACCTCAACACTTTTAAGTGTTTCGATGAAGTCAATCCCGAAAGGCTTAACAGATTCACCTGACCTGCGTGTTACTTCCCATGCTAACCAATAGACATCGCTCTGCTTTTCTTCATCGCGAAACGCCTTATGGAAGCCCTTTTTAGCGTACTGCTCAAATGCGTATTCCACCGCTGGGGTGATTTCGCCTTCTAGTACGCTTCCATCTGTACGAACTATCTTTAGTTTTGCCATGAGTTTGCCCCTTTGTTAGTTTTTTACGCTGTTGTTACTGCGATTGTACCTGAAACATTCCAAGTTACGCTCTGAGTTGATAGGTCTGCAACTGCACCATTTACAGGTGTTAGGTTGTTTACTAAGCAAGTCATTGTGTAAAGAGGGTTAGTCGCTGATACAGCAGATGATGTCTGCTTGAATGTTACTGTGGTGTTTGTTCCCCATGTTGCCTGAAGTGTCTGAAGTGTCTTAGCTGTTGCTTCATCGTTCAAGAAGTCGATTGAAATGCTTGAAGCTTCCAATCCCTTAACAAAGCGATGACCTTGATCTCCAAGTGCTGTGACTTCAAGCTCATCAAATGCGCGGTTAATTGTTACGCTTGTGACTAGTGTTGAGAGATCTACCGAATTAACAGTTAGAACTCCGGTATTGGCTAGATAAACTGACATCGGTTATTCCTCGTCCTTCTTTGTAGTTACTGGCTTTGCTGCTGGTACTTCTTTAACCTGCCCGATCTTGATCAGAAAGGCTTCGTTCTCTTTTTCCCAATCGGACATGATTAACTCCAACTCGTTAGGATTGATACGGACATCTCGCAGCTGAGTAGGTCACCCGAAGCAGCGTTGAGAATACTTGGTGCGCTGATTGCGCTTACATTATAGACCAGAGATGATGCGGCTAACTTAGCGAACACGCTAACTACTGTGTCCTCTATGCCGTTAAGGTTTCCCTCGTTGTCAAATAGTGGCACAGTCATAACAATCTTAAAGTTAGCCATTGGGCTAACAGAGATCTGCCCATTGTTGTTCGGTGTCAAGTAAGGATCATCTGGAGAAACAATTACAGAGTTAGCAAGAACTGTGGCAGGCGGAAAGGCAAAAGTCTGCCACTTGGCATTGTCTATCAATGCAGTTGCTAGTGTCGTTCTTAAAGTCGTTATCGCTACAGGTGGCATTATCCCACCATAGAAGTAGGCGCAAGCGCATGGGCAATCATGCCCCTGATCTTCGCCAACAGTTGCGCTGACATCCGATAAGGGGATGGCTGGAAATCGACTGCATTACTGCCTGAAAGGGTGGCAGTCTTTGCTTGCCAGATTTCAACAGCGATCATCAAAGCTGCTAATTGGACTGCATCATCAGTAGTCCAATCTGTGTAATTTGTTGCTGTAACTGAGCCAAAAGGCTGGACAGGATGCTTAGGCTTAACAGCTGCATGATTGGTGTTCATAGTGATTGAATCTTCACCGACTGCTGTTAAAACTTTAGAGCCATTAAATGCTGAGCCGCATCCTGCGATTGTTACTGTCTGCCCTACATAAAAGACATTCTCTAATTTGTTATTAAAGTATAAAGTGCCAGACCCTACGACAGAGCTATGTGAAACAACGATCTCTGAGTTAGTCCAAAGCATAGGAAGCAGGACATCATCTGCTGCATCACAGACTTCCTGCAAGGTGGCATCTGGGTACAACGTACCGACTCCGAGAGTGCTACGGAGTTCTGCGACTGTTGTTAATGCCATTGCTTTTCCTTTCGTAAGACTCTAGGGAGTCAGAGGGCTACTGACCCCCTAGAGCGACTTAGTAACCTATTAAGTTAGGTTGAACTTACGAACGCCCTTACCTGACTTAGCAAGGTAAATTGCTAGGTATCCGTAAAGGTTGATTTCTACTTCGCCTGTTGTTAGAACATTAACGCGAAGTTGTGTCTGTGGTGATTCCCAGCAGTACACAGATGATGGTGCAACCAAGAACGCTGAGTTATCGATTACGCCTGATGCTGTGATGTTGTGATCAACGATCAAGTCAGTACCAAGAACATTACCGCGAACAGATGTTGCTACTGCATTACCTGCTGCGTTGTATGTTGCGCCTTGTGCTGAGTACAGGGCTCGTCCTGTGGTATCCGCGTATCCGGTGATTGCAGCCCATTGGTCAGTCGAAGCGACTAGCTTGTTAGCAAAGTCTCCGCCTGTACCCTTGTAAGCTGCTGCGCCTTCTACAGAGATAAATGACTGTAGTCCTGCTGCTGTTGCTGCTGTTGTTGCAGCTGTTGTTCCATCTGCAATGAATGCTGCGATAAGTGCTGCATCTGTTGCCTTCTCGTATGCCTTACGAAGTTCGATCATCATTAGTTCCATGAACGCTGGCTGGCTGCGATCAATTAGCTCGAAACTTACACGCTGCAAGCCGCTGAACTTGTTCACGCTGATCGTGTCATAGGCTGAGGTCATGCCTGTCTCTGATGGTGCTGAACCTTCGTTCGTGTCTGCAACTGTTGGAGCAACATCTGCTGTTGATGCATTTGTGTAAAGGCGTGGAACTGTGAAGCTCATACCTTCTGGCAATAATGCTGATCTCGTTGCTGCTTCAAATGCTGGACGACCAGTAAATGTGTCAGTAATGAATGTGTTTAGGTGTGGTGCAAGTGTAAGACCTGTGTTTGTTGATGTTGAGTCATCTGCTGCGCGAACTACGCGGCGTGCTTCGTCATCACCAAGTGCTGCCTTGATGTTAGCTTCTAGGTACTGTGCTGATGTAATTGGTGCTACGCGCTCGCGCACGAATGTAGTTGCTGTCACTACAGTTGGGCGAGCAGCTTCAACCGCTGCTGCTTCTACTGCTGGTGCTGCAACTGTCTCTGGAGTATTCTCCACAGCTGTCTCGCTTTCTGTTGGTGTGATTTCTTCTTCTACGACCTCTGGAGTTTCCTCAGCCGCTACATCGATAACCTGAGCAGACTTAAATGCTGGCTCTGTTACCAATGAAACCTCTAGCAATCGAGCAGCGGATACGAACATCACATTGCCCTTCTGCTTTGACTTAATTACTTCTACGCCTACTGAAAGACCTGATTGCAATCCTTCTTCTGCAAGGATAAGAGCTTCTGATCCACGATTAGATCGTGAGACCTTGAATGATGCATAGATGCCATCTTCTTGCTCTGTAAATTGTGTTGCCTTACCTAGTGGTTGGCGTGAGTCATGCTGATTGAGTAACTTGACAGTCTTAGGATCTTCTGGAAGTGCGATTGCGCCCTTCTCAAATACGACCTTACCTGCTGAAGTGTTACCTACTTCGCCTGTACCTGCTGGCACGATCTTGCCTGAGATTAAGCGTTCTTCAACATTGGCGATAAGCCCTGCCGTGAAGGTGATTACTTGGTTTTCCATTATTGGATTCCTTCGCTGCCGTTAGGCGTTAGATTTTCCATTTCCATAGCTTGTTCAACTGTGATCAAGCCAAGAGATAACATCTTTTCAATTACTAGCAAGCGTTCCATTGGTTCAGTTGCTAGGAATGATGAATCGACATCAAAGCGAACTGCATTACCGCGAGCAGTAATGTCATCCATTGACAGACGATCCTGAATTGCATTTACATAAGGCGCAAGGCTCAGAGAGAAGAATTGCTTGCGTTCATCTAGAACATTGGCATAGGTCATCGATGTATTGGCTTCTGCGCTGAGAAGGTAAGCAGGAATCGAGCATAGACGAGCGATCTCAGTTGCTAAGAACTGTTGCGCTTCGTCATACATCATGTCTTTAGGTGAGAATGATGTTGGCTGGTATTCCAGAGTGCTTGTCAAGTATGCAGTTGCACGATTTTGTCTGGCGTTCTTCCATGCTGCAAGAAGTCCAGCGATCTCTTTAGGATCTAGGTCTGCGCCATTGTTACGAAGAACTCCAGATGGCATCGGTGTGCTTGCTGACAAGACTGCTGCTTTACGAAGATCGATTGCAGCTCTAATTGTTTCAGATCCGCGTTCTAAGATGCCTTCATCAAATGACTGAAAGGTAACGATTGAACCAAGACCGGACATTGGTACAGCAACCGCATCGATAAAGTATTGAGTGACAGTCATTCCGTAAAGGTCTGTCGTAAATGTAACCTTGACATTTGGAATCCATTGAAAGCGAGAAGGTCTGCCATCTTCTGCATACACTTCTGTAACTTGCCAATAAGCAACACCATACATAAGCAATGAATCGACAGTCCACGCCATTGTTACAGAGCGTGGCTGGTTAATTGCTGGCTGATCAACCCAGACTGGATTGCCTAATTCTTCACCTGTTGAAACGCGATAAAGATTAAGCGGAAGTCCACCGATAACGCCTGAAAGTAAATTACGGCATCGAGCTACAGATGGAACTGACATTGCTTCGTTGCGATTGACTCGCGGCATGATGTAGTTATAGAGCGAGTTAAGATTTTCGCCCATAATAGAAGGGGCGTATTGCGCTAAAAGCGATGAACGCTTATCGTCAGAGATTGCTTCAGTTTTGCGAAATAGACCCATAGACAGAAACTATAGCATTTGTCAAGCAATTAGACAATGTGCTATGGGTGTGTCTAACCATAAATCTGCGGCTTAGGTTGAGGAAGCATTAACTTACTCACGACCATTGCTAAGCCAATAGGGGCTGAGATGTCTCCAGCACTTTTGCGCTTAATGATTCTCCAAGCACTATCGTTAGTTTTAGCAGCTGTATTTGTGAACTGCTCAATGAGTTCTTTAGACCCATTGTGAACGACCCTAAGATTGGTCAATCCTTCTAATAGATCTCCACAGGCTTTGTAGAACTGCTGACCTGACACATCTTCAACTATGACACCTGAGTTAGCCAGTCTGTCTGCAATAGTCTGGGTGGCGTATTTGTCAAAGCAGACAAGCCGTGGCTTATAGAGATCAACCCAAGACTTAATGCTTGCAGCCATCTTTAACTCATCGATTGCAACCTGTGAGCTGTAGGTCTCCATGATGCCAATGCCGATTCTGCCATCTGGTAGCAACTGACCAGCAACGAGTGACCCATTGCGCCTGCTCGGACTTACATCAAAGCCGAATACTGTGTAAGCACCTACTGTCATTTCCAAAGTGCTATCGGATGAGTTTTCAAGTACCTCTGTGCTAAACGGACACGACAATGACGAGATCCATTGGCATAAGGTTTCGGTTCTAGCAGCTTCCATCGTTGAGGATGCAATAGTTTCCTCGATAGCTTCCTCGCTGATTAGATAACCCAGAGAAGGGTTAGCCATTGCCCATGCTTTACGATCCCAGATGTCACAAAAGTCAGGTGCGCTGTATTCGTAAAAGCCTAAGCTCTTAGGTGGCTTATTTAAGCAAGCCTCATGCAGATCATTAAGCACTTTGCTGAAATGGTCTCCAGCATTGCTAGTGAATAATCGCTGGCTATTCTTACGCGCTAAAGTCACGCTCTTAGCAGCATCCATTGCAGCTTCAGACACCTCGCGTAGCTCATCAATCCAAAGGAAGTCGCAAGTGCGCCCTCTAGCACCATCGGAAGTCGCAGCAGCCACTTCAAGCTGTGCTCCAGATGCAAGGATGATTCTTTCATCGCCATTAGTCCTGCGGATGCCCTTCTTGATGTCTCCATCCTTCAGCTGCACTCTTAGGAAGTCGTTACGCTCGATTATGTCTGCCATGATGTTAAAAGACTTCATTGCCATAGCTCTATTAGAGGACATGATCAGGATGTCCTTCTCACCGAACATGAATAGTCCTGCTAACGCACGCATTCTTGCAAGGTGGCTCTTTCCGGATTGCCTAGCGATCAGCAACAGGCTTGTCTTACGGATGAATTGATCTTCTTTGTCCACAGAGCATAAATCGTTCAAGATTATTTTCTGCCATTCGAGAAGCGGCTGACCTATGCGCTCTGCAAGCTCTGCAACTTGATCGCCTTTAGTTTTGCCCTTCAACCACGGGCTGTGAAGGCGTGGTCTTAAATCCCCAACCAGCTTCTTGGGCTTTCTGGTTTTAGTTGTCATCGAATCGGATCGGGTCTGGACTTAAACGGACTGTCTTGGACTGGCTCGGACTGTGTCGGAGAGAGACAGTTCGAAAAGACAGGGG